ATAGGGGCGTAGTTCAATTGGTAGAGCACCGGTCTCCAAAACCGGGTGTTGGGAGTTCGAGCCTCTCCGCCCCTGCCATCTTAAAGCCTTTCATTTTCAATAATTTACTATATTGTAAAAATTTTCTTGTGAAAAATCGTCATCTTCGTGTGGCGTAAATGTGACATTATTCGCAAACTCAATCATGTGGTCAGCGTTTAAGTGGGCATATTTTTTCACCATTTCTAACGTTTCCCAACCGCCCATTTCTTTTAGCGTGTAAAGTGGCGTTCCTGCTTGAACGTGCCAACTTGCCCAAGTGTGGCGCAAATCATGAAAGCGAAAATTATGAATATTGCTTTTTTCTAATGCTTGATGGAAATCATGCCAATCAATACGCCCAATTTGTTTATCAGTACCACGATGAAAAACAAATTCACTGCGGCGAGTTTGGTATAATTTTTGCAATAAATCCAAAGCAGTGTTATTCAACGGTAATGCTCTTGCTTTACCTGATTTTGCTACATCATTTGAAACAATCGCGATACTACGTTCAAAATCCACTTTATCCCATGTCATTGATAAAATCTCTGTCATACGCGCGCCAGTGAATAAAGCAAAAGAACAAACATTTTTCATCCACGCCAAATTCAAATTTGAAATCAGTGTTGTGGCTTGCTCTTTTGTAATCCAACGCACACGGACTTTTGGTTCAACGAATTTTTTTACATAAGGGATTCTATCAATCCAGCCATTTTTATAAGCGAGTGAAAGCACTCTTAGAATAGATGTTCGGTATCTATTTTTAGTTGATGGCGATAATGCTTTTTTGTGTGTTGTGGAGTATGTAGGCAGATTATCCATAATATTTTCGCCTGTAATATCGCTCAACTTCCAACCACTAAAAACAGAACGCCAATAAATGGCGTGTCTGCGGTTAGTATCAAAATCCTTTTTCAACTTGGCATCTTCCACGAATAATAACAAGGCTTCTTCAAACAGTTTAGGCGGTTTCTTATTAAGGTGCGCCATATCCCATAGTTCTGCTTTGATCTTATCGTGTAATTCTTGTGCCTTTTTCTTTACTTCAGTCCCAGCGCTTCGTCTAATTCGTTCGCCACTCGGTGTTGTAATATCGAGCCAATATGTGTTTCCTCTCTTGTAGATTGACATTTATTTTTTCCTCCATTTTTTATATCAGTCAATCCAACCAATCGGATGACATTATTTTTTCTTTTTCTACAACGGTCAAGATCTTCCCTAAAAACTCGCCAAGCTTTTGAACCTTCCATCTGGAAAAAGCCCCATTTAAAACGGTGTGCAAAAACGGTGCTGTAACTTAAATTAAGGAGGTTTGCAACCTCCTTAATTGTTAAAGTGCGCTCGGATTTTATTGTGTTTTCCTCTGTAATCACAAATCACCTTCTTTCACAAATACGCCGTCAATCATGCGCCCTTTGCGGTCTTTGATTTCATCCCATGCCGCTTGCACACAATCGTGTATATTTAAATCAAAATGATCTGTAACTTCTAACAGTTGAACAAAGCATGTCATAAAAAAAACACTAATATTTGCATGACTGCTTAACTCATGGCTTAAAAGATGCAACGCATACAATGAATTAATTAAATGATCTTCAATATCAACTTTATTGTTGCCGTATGGTTCAACAAATTCGGCAACTGCACCCGCTGAAAGCATTTCATCTTTCTTGCGTTGTGCGGCCAAAATCACCATCACCACAAAGCAATCCCCGATGCTATCTTTCACCACATCAATTTTATTTTTAGATACGCCACTGCATAGCTCCCCGAATTCTTCCATCAATTTAACGAATTGTTTTTTCGGTGTAGAACCTTCAATTAAATTGCGAGCCTCTGCCCATTGTTCAATGTTTTTGATAAGTTTTTGTAAGTCTGCCATTTCTACTTTCCTCTAATTTACTGATTCAACTGCGCCAAAATATCTTCAACAGAATTTGCTACCAAAACAAAATCTGCACCTTTGCTTGTTGAATACCGACCTGTGATGTTGGCGTCATATAACCGATCACAAATTTCATCAACTGCTTTTATCCCATCATCTGAAAGCCACAGGATTGTTCCTGTTTCCATGATTTCTGAAAAATCATCATCAAAATGGCTAGAACCATCGCAAGGAATATCTTCGCATTCCATAAAATGGGTAATTAGGTCAGCATTAAAATACATTTCTAAATGCTCATAACCATCGCTTACATGCTCAAGTTTTGATGTTTTGCCAGTTTTCCCCATAATAAAATTTTCTTTCACGAAATTTAATTTTAAAAATTTACTCATTTCTAACCTCTTTTTTGATTAATTCACCTACATTTTCCCCAATCTTTCCCAAAATCCAGTCACTTTCTGACTAAATTTTTTCACAGAAAAGAGCGGTATTTTTTCTTCTTTAATGAAAACGTTGTCGTTTTCATAACAAATCCACTGAAAGTCATTAATCCGTAACCGTTTATATTTCATTAATAGATCAATTTGCGAGCTATTAATCATAAATCCAACTGGTAAAAGTGCATTTTTTACCTTTTGTTCAATTTCTGAACGGTTACAGTTACTGACACAAGTCCAAGCGTCGCTACGCTCCTTGTTTGTTTCGGTGGTCTCCGCATTGGCATCAGTTGCAACATCTGCCACTGTGCCTTTTTTGATAACCCAATTTTTTAATTTTGTTCTTACGCTTGCAAAACTGAAACGATTTTTCACCCCCACAATTTTCTTTCTTGTTTCGCCGTATTGGTTCGGCTCACTTTCTTCATACTCCACGCACAAAGGCTGATCTTCACGTTTAGCCATTGCGCCCCCTTGCAACTCTAAATAGCTTGCAAAACAAGACACATCACAAACCGCTTGCGCGTCTGCAATGGTCTTATCATCTACATCATCTAACTGCCATTTCTCTAATTTGCGTAATTCACGCCACACAGAAATTGGCGGATTGCCGTAAAACTGGAATTGACGAATGCCCCAAAGGTTCGCCCACGCACGCACACGTTGCACGTTTTCGTCTAGTTTCAATCCTTCCACTTCGTCCGATGTTTCATCTTTCTGATTGCCCGCATAAATGTTTTTAGCAATGTATTTCGCAATATAAGAAACGGCAGAACCTTTTGCAGGGTCAATTTCATCGACTCTGCAGCGGTGTTTTTTCGCCCCAAATTCATCGCCGTCTAATTCCAAGGCTTTTGATTTGAATAAACGGATCACTTCTTCTTTATCTTCTGCTTTCACATACACAAGCAAGTGCCAGTGCGGTGTGGCGTCATGGTGTGGCTCAACGCCACGCATACCAAAAAATCCGATGCCACGTTTAGCAAACAATGCCCGCAACTGCGCCCAATTCTTGCTTAAATAAGCGTGCGTTGTGCGTGGGTCTGCACCTTTCCATTTCTTGTTATTTGTGCCGTTGTTGTGTGTCGCATGGAACGATGAAGGGGCGGTCATGGTTAAGAACAAAGACACATAGCCTTTTTCCGTTGCCCATTCGTCCACGCCACGCAAGCGGTTCATCATCTCGTTAAAACGGATGGCTGGATTACCGGAAGATTTTTGCCACATTGCCATCAATTCCACCTGTTCGGATGGATCGTCAATGTTTTCAATAATCATCTGTTTTAAATATTCAAGATTGGCTTTTTGTTGATTGCGGTAATCGCTCAATGCACCGGTTGAAATGTAAGGGCTGACTTTTGCCGATACTTCACCGCAACCAATCGCCAAATGCTCGATAAGGCGTTTTTGTGTGCTGCGTAATGTGCGGAACCAGTATTTTTCGCATACCACACGCAACAATTCGCCTTCTTGTTGTTGCACAGAAATGCGTTTCCCTTCTTCGATTCTTGGTTGGCTTTTAAGTGGAAAGCCAATGTTTTTGCAAACATCAGCACAAAGGCGGTGCAGATCACTGCTTAAACGTGAAAAATCGACCGCACTTAATAGCCCAACGGCTTTTTGATTGGCACAATCTTCCACAAAATCGCTTTGCAATCCGTTGAAGTGCAAGGCGAGTTTGTAGGCGATTTCTTTTAATTGGCGTTCGCCTAATAGATAAAAATGCAAGCCTTGACTATCCACTGGCTTTTGCATGGCCAAGTTGGCTGAATAGTGTTTGCGTTCAAGCAACCACGAAACAGAAATGCGATATTGCTCAAAAACGGCTTCCAAACGATTTGTCAACACATCACGCAAGGTGGTGTTGGCAATGCGGGCTTGTTTATTGCCTAAGCTAAAACTAATTGACCCATCATCTTTCACACTGCGATAAGCACGCAACCACACATTGCGGAAGTGTTCACGTTGGCGTTTGCGTGGCAAATCGGAAAGCAGTTTTTCAACATAATCAAAATGATTAGGGGCAACCGCAAACAACTCCATTTGTGCAGCTGTTGCTTGTGGCAAGTCTAAAGTGCGGTGAGTTTTAGCCGCACTTTCCATTCTTGCCAAACGAGCTTCTTCCATCGCTGAATCACGTTTAGCGATGTTATTGTCTCGTTGTTGCTCCCAGTTCATCATTTTATTTATTTCTCCCGACAGCTTTTACATATCCTATAAAAAGCAACTGATTAGCCGCATCGTAAAATTCTTTATTCATTACTAAATCAGATGATGGCGAATCTATGAATCCTTTCTCTTTCCATTTCATTAAAATTTCGCGCTCGGCATTATTTACCTTTCCAATGTCAACATTGGCATTGTTAACCAAACAGAACATTACATAAGGAATTAATCTCAGCTCTTGTTGCGAAACCTCATAGCCTAATAATTCAATTGATTTTTGCTTGATTTCATCTGTAATCATTCCTCGTTTCATTTGTTATCCCCCTTTTGTTATATGTCTCTTGCTACGTTAGCTAAATATTCATTGTGTTGATCAAAGTAATCTTTAATGGCTTGATTGGTTGAGTTGATCGCACTTTCCATTTCAGTGAGTGAAAGCACTTCATATTGTGCTAAGGCAAAGTTGCGGACTTCATTCACTGCACCAATGATGGTGTTATGTAATCGCCCAATCACTCTTGCTTTTTGTTTTCGCCAACCATCACTATCTGCGACAATCTCTAACACTTGAAAGCGGTCGCCAATCTTGGTGATTTGCAATTCGGCTCCGCAATCTAAATTGATGTAAATATCGGTACTCATTTTTTTCTCCTTAAAAGTGCTTGTTTATCCAACTTGCCAACCAACACAAGGCGGCATCTAATAATGCGGCGGCCATAAAACAGCCCAACATCACCACCGCTAATCCAATGAAGAAATCACTCATTGCCTTTCTCCAAAAATTCCTTGAAATCTAACTGTCTGCTTTTTCTCACTTTGATTACGCCTGTATCAATGGCGGCTTTAAAACAATGATCTGCACGTGCAAAGCACCAATCTTCATCCAGTGTACTTGGTGATAACTGATAGGCTTTGCACCAAAACTGTGCGGCTTTTAAATATTGTTCTTCACGTTCTGCTTCTGCGGCAGTTTCGATTGCCGTTTTAAAGGCGATAAATTTTGTTCTCATGCTGTTTTTCTCCGTGGATTGGCTTGCCATTGCTCCCAATCTCTGTATTTTTGTAAAAAGATTTGGCGTGCTTTTGTCGCCAAGTCGCCGTTTTCAATAAATTCATTAAATGCTTGTCTTGCTTGTTCTTCATCGCCTTTGTCTAAGTGATAGATGTAAGCGAATAATTTTTCCTGCGCCTTATCGAGTTTTTGACAATATTCCTTTGCGACAATGCTCAATGCGCCACGGCTTAAAATCACGGTTGCCATACTTCCCCCTAATTCAATGCTTTATCAATCAATGTGAATTCGCGTTCGGTAATGCCTTTCGGAAACATCCCCGAAATCAACCGCACTTTGCGAAACGCCTTGGCGATTTTGCGTTGTCCGTTTTCGGTGTAGTGGTGTAGTTTCTCGCCTGAAAATGTGGTGCTAACTAAATCATTGATGTCGAGTTCTGCCATTGCCAACAGGATTTCTCTTTCGCCTTGTGAAAGGTTGCTGAAAGCGTATTCCACGCGATAGCGACTTTTCCCGATCACATGGCGGCAATCGCCCCAACTTTGCACAGGCTCAACCGCAATTTGATTTTCTTTGCAGAATTTTGCCGCCGCACTTTCTTTGCCTGAAACGTACATCACACGCCCCCTTGCTTATTTGCCTTGAACCCAACTTAACCAACGACCAAAAAGCCCTTGATTGCTCCAACTTGCTTTTTCAAGCAGTGCCACACGGTCGGAAAGTGTTTCATTCAATAGCACTTGTTGTTGGTTTAATTCTGCTTGATGATTAACGTGACGGCTGATGATTTGAATTTGCGCTTCCAACTTTTTCACACGTTTTTCTAACGCCCATACATTCACACGTTCTTTGTGTGTTTTCCCGTTGTCGTACACATAGTTTTTACGTGACATTTTCTTGTTCTCCCTAAATTTTGGTTGCAAAAATCCTGTCGCATGAATTTCTTCAAACGACGGGCTTTAAATTAATGTTTAAAAATTAAGAATTAATCGGTTGGAATTTCGACTTGTCTAGTGTCCGTCTCGTCTAATGGCTTATTGCCTAACATGGCTTGCTGATTGGTTTCAAAGCTTGCTGTTTCGACTTCTACAATCTCACTGATCACTTTAAAACGACACTCACGACAGCCACTGCAATAGCCAAATGTTTGCGTGGTTAACTTTGATAATCTTTCTGAGGTTCGCACATAGATATTTTCTGAACCGCATTTCGGGCATTTAACATTAACTTTCACTTTATCCACCTTTATTTTTTAATTGGTTGATAACGTCTAACAATTTCCATCACATCGGCAAAAACATTTTCATTGGTTTCCCATTTAATCGATTCAGTGTTATGCTTAAATTTCTCTAATGCCACAATAAGCTGAATACTGTACGTTGCCAGCGTGCCAGCATAGTAAGAAAGTGCAGTAAATAAAGGAGTGTCTAATGGATTACTACGCAAATGACCCATTTCATCCCGGTAATCAAAACATAATTGATCTAGAACTTGAGAGACTTCGACAAATTTCTCGGGACAAGCGAGATAGTACAGCGTTTTGTCTGCTGCAAAGCCTTGTTCGAGCAATGTATTGCAATACGCCAATCCAGCATTTTTGTAAGCAGACCATTTTGCCAATCTATCAAGCAGTAATGTCTGCGAAGTTGATAACCCACAAGGAACTTGCTTATCACATTCATTGCTATTGCCTTGAACTGGCAAAAGAGAAACGTCCACAACAAGCTCGCGGATTATTTGCGCTAGCACTCTCACTAGATGAACATTTGGCTCGCGAATTGCGAGTTCTTCCGCCGTTAGATTAATTGTTTCACTCATACACACCACCTTTTCTATTTAACTATTCCGAATCACTGCCCAATCCACATCGGGGCGTAAATCTTCGGCTCTTACTTTGCCTTCTGTTGCTTTGATAATGGCGGGAATATATTTCACATCCATTTTTCCACCCTTTAGCCACTGATTTACGGTTGGCTGACTAACGCCGCATTTTTTAGCTAATGCTGATTGCCCGCCAGCTTTTTCTATTGCTTTAACTATAAAAACATTCATAAATAATTTCCTATAACTAAGTTTTAGCTATAGATTATAGGTTTAACTATCTATAGTCAATAGCTAAATGAAAATTTATTTTCTATAGCTTTAGTTATAAAATCAAAATATAGGAGAAATTATGGCAACTTTATCTGAACGCTTAACTTCATTAATGTATGAAAAAGGCATATCCCAAGCGGAATTGGCAAGATTAATAGGTATTAAGCAGCCTTCTGTTTTTAAGATTTTGAGTGGCGAAACTAGAAACCCTAAAAAAATCTTAGAAATTGCAACCGCACTTAATGTGGACCCGCATTGGTTAAAAACAGGTGAAGGCGACCCTGATCCGTCTTATCGCATTGTAGAAGTGAGCGAACCGCAAAACCCAAACACAGTGCGGATTGATATTTTGGACGTGGAAGCGAGTGCCGGAAACGGGGCATATTTAAGCCCAACCGAACAAG